TTCTGACCAGTTCCTCTTCTGTGGGGAACCTGCAATGTTTCTTGAGAAACTTTTCCTTGCCTAAGCACATATATAACATAAATACCTCCTCAGAAGCCTCCTCGTCAAACATATCCTTGTGCTTGTAATTTGTGCCATAAACCCTATTAACATCGCTTAGAACGCTTCTCTGTATCTGTAGGATGCCATATGACCTTCCATTATCTCCTATAGCATTTACATCTCCATTGGTTTCTACTTGCTTTAGGATTGACATAATAGATGTCAATCCACTTAGCAATACTATTATTGTTTTCATAGCTCTCCGTATGTAACGTGGTTCCTTACACTTTCTAGTGGGTCTGTGTCTACAAAGAAGTGTTTATAGTTGTCTATAGCATCTCTAACCTTTTGTTTGCCATTCTCTATAAATCCTTCGCTGCACTCAAAGATTCCTATGTCTCTAGAATCCTTGTCTACTACTAGAAATATAAACTTATCTGCATTAAATATATGCATATATAACGCAGCTTGCAAATCATAACTAAAGTTCTTAGCAGTCCAATGAAACTTTCCTACTGCATCTCCAGAACCTCCTTGAGCAGAAGTTGTCTTAAGGTCTATAATTGTTTTGCCCTTTATAGCATCTGCCTTTGCCCTAAAGGGCAAGTCAGAAATCATCTTAGCTCCTGGCTTCTCAAACTCACATCCATCCAGCAAGTTATATACATCATTACACTCAAGGGCAGCTTTGGCTATCCAGTAAGCATTGTCTACTTCTGATTTAGTATATACCATATGCTCACCTCTTTCTGACACAGCTTCCTTAAATGCCTTAGTAGCCTTACTGCCGTCTACAATAGTAAGGTCATTTAACTTGTCCTTCTCTAACATATGTAAGTGGATTAAAGAGCCATCTCTTAAAGCCTGGCTTTTCTTTGATGTATGTAAAGACTTCTGATACATCTTGGGACTCTTTAGTAAGTCCTTTAAGGCTGATGAGCTTAACGCATACTTACCTAAGTGACCATAGTAAAAACTATCATCGTACATTTTTTTAATTAGAGCTTCATCTTCGTAAAGCTCTCCGTTTAATAACTTTATCATCTGTAATATGTTTCTATAATTTCGTTAACTAATGTGTCTATTGTTTTTTGGTTTAACATAAAATCTACACAAGCATCTCCTATGTGTATAGAGTATATATCAAATACCTCACTAGAACCAGGATAGTCGTATGTTGCTGGCTCTCCTTCTTCGTATTGTCCAACTATAGTAAAGACAATACCTTCCCAAGTAATATCAAACTCCATCATTGCTTTCTTTCTTTAGGTCTTTAATACATCTGTCCATCCAGTTAGCCATAAGGATCTGCTCTGTGTCTCTCAAGTGGTAAGCTATAGTTTCTAGCTCCTTGATTGTCGTTTCAAGTGATGATTGCCTAATACTTAAGGACATAATATCATCTACTTGTTTGTCCATTTCATTAAATAAATTTCCCATTTGTTTTTGTTTTATGGATTAATAATAAACAAATATAATGATTAATTGTTAATAAACAAAATGTAAATAAAAAAAAGAGAGGCTATGGCCTCTCCTTGTAATTATAGTTGTAAGGACTAATGTGTCCTTCCTTGAAGTCATTAGTTTCTTGATTCCTAAGCTCTCTTACATAAGCTATCTCTCTTTCTATGTAATCCTTAGCTTTTAAAAGGTCTTGTAGTTCATCATCTTTCTTGCCAGCTCTAACTATGTATTTAAAAACGTTAAATCTAAAAAAGTTTAAATTAAAGTGTGTTGCTATGTCTATAACATCATAGTCTTTACTTGATTCATAATAAATTTTACTGCCTCTCATATCATATTTTTTACTCGGTTATTATTTCCTTTTAATTTTTCTGCTATTTTAGCTTTAGTTTTAGCACTAAGTTTTTTACCTAACATTCTTTCTCTTGGGTCTAAAATAGGTGTTTCTATTATTTTCTCGACAGACCATCCTAACCTTAATCTTTTATTAAAAGTATTTATAATTCGTGCCTAAACATATACACGTCCGTCAATAACCATATTCCAAACCATAAATGCAATAAAAATAAAGCTAACTCCACAATTAAAACAGATAAAAAATCTGGCTCTAATTTGCATTTTTTTGAATCAAAAATTTTTATTACGTTGCTAATTGCTTTTAATATTAAAAAAATTCCTATTAGTGTTTTCATTTGTTCTTTGTTTTAGTTTATCAAATATAATAAATTTTTAATAACTTACTAATCTATTTTTAAAAATTCTGCTGATGCGTGTTCTGTAAACCAATCTTTGTTCTCTTGGTATTTGTCTACTACAGCGTTAATCATTACAAGCTCATCTATGGATGAGCCTTTAATCTTGTCTACAAGTTCTTCTATCTTATTTAAGATGTTAGTCACCATCTCTGGATCAGTATCATAAATTGTATTAAACTCTTCTCTGACAACCTCCTCCAGCATCTGATTTAGCTTGTTAACTTGCTGTTTTATATTCTGCTTATACTGCTTAGTCAATCGGAGGCCCTCATTGGCCTCCAATAGCAACTGACTAATCAACACAGACTTTAAATAATTTAATTGCATTTCACTCATAATAGTCTTATCCCTTCGTTAATGTTTAAATATGTAACCTCTTTAGCTACTTTGTTTGTATTAGAAAATTGTGTTGTTGCTGGGTTCTTATAATTAACCTCCCAAGTTTTTCTTATAAATATAAGATTAAATTTCCAAACTCCATTAGGAGTTGAGTTAATATATGTAGGAACGTCAAAATGTTTAGAGCATTCGTCCAGCATAGCATCAAACTTTTTCTTCTCCAGAAGCAAGGTATCGTAGTGCTTTTTTCTACACTTGAGCTCTATTCTATGGCCTTTTGAAGGTGAGTAACAATCCCACCTAGACATCTGGTTCCTGCTCTTTACTAGGTCTGGGTAAACATTACCCTTTAACCAATCAAATAAATCTGCTTCTTTCCAGTCTTTAGTTATACTCATCAATAAGTTGTTTAAGTTGATTGTAGGTAAACCTAAAACAAGAGCCACAAGAAGTTAGCTGCTTTCTCTCATTAAACACCCTATTGTATATTTTAAGCATCTTTAGCTGTACTGTCTGACTAACAACATTTGTTTGCCTAGACATTTGCTTCACAAGGTAGTCATACTCTTCTTCAGTTAAGCACTCTACCTTTTTATATCTAAACACCTTATTTAGTTTTTCTTTTCTCTCATCACATCCGCAGTCTTCTCCAGCAATAAACTTAACTATGTCCTTTATGCCAGTTGCAGTTGTGATCTTTTCAATAGTATCTCCAAGCCCTTCAGACTTGTCGACCTCAGCCTCTTGCTTAGACTTTAACCAATCTTTGTATTCCTTGGTTCTCTTGTCAAGGGATTCGTAGTAGGATTCTTCTTTCATTTGTTATTGGGTTTAATTAAGTTGTAATCTCCGTTTTTATAGTCTTCATAGTCCTCTATAAACTTCATATTTAAAATATGCTTGTAGTTCTTTATAGAGTTGTATATGCTAGTTAAACTTATTCCAGACCCTTTTGCTATATCTCTTAGAGACATATTTGTTTTAAAGTATAAACTAGACAGAATAATATCATATCTTTCCCAATTCATTATCTCTCCAGATATAGAGTCTATAAGATTGTGAAACGCCTCTTGCTGCTCAAACTCATACTCATCAAGTCCCCCTTCCTTGGCGTCATCCGTTTCAATGTATTCATAAAACTCATACTTGTTCTTAGCCTTGCAGTAATCAATATACATATTCTTTAAGGTGACATATATAAAGAATCTGTTGACCTCATCATCATTGTACATTATTTTCTTTTGGTCTTTAACAAGCCTATCAATTCTTAAGTACATTGACTGAACGATGTCTTCAGCTATGTGCTTCTGACATCCCATATTAACAACCATTTTTAACCATAGTGTGTGGTTCTCTGCAAGCTTCTCTAGTATCAATACTTTAGTATTAGAGTTATTAAATCTTTATCTCCGTAATACTTTTCCAATTTGTTTATCGCTACTATGTTTTGATCCTGCTCATATATTACGCCCTCCAAGGCATCTAAGAATGCCTTGTTTAAGTTATCTTGCAAGTCTGGTTTAGTAACCTTATATATCTTTTTGTTTCTGTTTTTCTTAGGCTCACTCTTTAGGTATGCGTACTGATAAGTTAGTTGCTCTATTACTATCTCTGTACCAGCAGGTATAACTTCAAAGTCATCTTTAATCTGATGCTTTGCTAGTTTTATTATGTGGCTCTGATAGTCCATAATCTTTTTAGGTTTGTAAGATCTTCCGCTCCTGGTAAATCTTACCGATTGGTGAGCCATAGGCCTCACATTAAATTCTAACTTTAGTCTATTCAAATTTTTTAGTATCAAATGGCTCCATAGTGTCTATGACACTTGGGAGTCCATAATTATCAATTTTATACGAGAAGGTCTCAAACGGAAAGTTTCTGCTTTCCTTGCATATAACCTCTATATAACCTTCATCAAAGTTTGGCTTAAGCTGTATGGCTGTCTCACACTTTTTGTATAAGGCAGAACCTAAATGACCAGTAGCTTTATCTGTGCCGTGATTAGAATGTATCACAGTCAGAATAGTACATTTGTATTTAGAACTCCAAGCCATTAGCTTTTGTATTAATTTATTAGATTCATCAATGTTATTTACATCACTAAGCAAATCTGCCACACCATCTATGACAACTAAACCTGGCTCTATTCCTTTTCTCTCTAAGCAGTACTCTATAAAGTCTAATCTTTCATTGTAATCAAGACCTCTAAGCCCATAAGTGTGATAGCACTCATTAGTAAGACCAGTCATACGTAAAACTCTCTTAAACACTCTCTGTGCGTGAAACCTTCCTTGCTCTGTGTCAAAGTGAATAAGACACTTGTCATTTCTGTGACCTTTAATTCTTTTAGTGTACCCAGTAGAATTACCTCCTAGATAAGCTGCTGACAATAAACTAACAAAGAACGTCTTTGTACTCTTAGGTGGGGCTTGTATAAACGCTATGTTGCCATAAGTAGCTATTGGCGTTGGATATACATCATTTCCCATCTTATGCTCTCCTATACTTAAACACACAGGAGGATGTTCTATTTCCTCGTTTGGATCAATGAAGAGTTTCTCTTCAATTTGAGCCATATGCATCATCTTAATTTCCCTTTCGTCTGATGCCTTTTGTTCTTCTATAGTCATTAATTAAAATTAGGTTTAAAAAAGGGAAGGAGAGGCTAGTGCCTCTCCCTTGATTCCCTTAAGGTTAGAATGGTAAGTCTGAAGCAGATTGTGCTACTACAGGCTCTTCTTTCTTTGCAGTTGGTTTAAACGTATCTACAGTAAAGTACATACCATTTTTACCATTTAGGAAGTTAAGCTTTAACTGCTTGTTTCCCTTGTACTCTGAGTAGTGTTCTGTTTGTGATGACACAAAGTCAAAGAAGTCTTTTAGATTTACGATAACACTTCCCTTGACAAAGTCTGGTGCTCCTTCTCTAGGAGGGAAATACCTAAGACCTTCTGCATAAATTGTTTCTGATTGATTGCTCATAATATATAAAATTAAAATGGATTACTTGTTGATTTATCAGCTCTTGGAGCTGCATTATTTGTTGAGTTGTCTTTACTATCTGCGTCTTTAGTATCGTCTATAAGTAGAAGACCATTCAATGCGTACTTTCTAGCGTAAGAAGAAGAAGAGCCAAAGGTCTGTGAAATATCCATACCTTTTCTGTTAGGGTCTATACCTGCTTGAGCCTTAGCCTCTACAGAGTTTCCTTCTGCGTGTAAGATAGCTCTTGCTTCTATAAAGACAAGACCACCTACTTCTTTTACCTCATCGGTAATTGTTAATCCTAAATCATACTTTTTAAGTAATGGCTTTAGTGCTTCCAGGATGTCTTCCTGGTTTCTGTACTTGTACTTTCCAAAGGAATTGTACTGGTTCTTTGGTGCCTTCAGCTCTGACTGAAGTTCGATCACCCTTTTCTCAAATGATTGTTGTTCTGACATAATAAATTGTTTTAGTTTTTACAAATATAGTTAATTATTATTAATAAAAAAAATTATTTAACCTTGATTGTTGGTTGAGTAATATTCTGATGCTGTGTTGCATCTTGCTTATCAGCTAGGCATTTGTTAAATGCCATCTGATATTTCTGTAGTTGCAGCTTTGTTTCTTCAAGTTCTATGCTCATAGAGTTAACAAAGAATTGTATTTCATTTAGACTTTTATAGTACTGCTTAGTATCCTGGTCATTATTAGTCACCATATATAATAAGTCAATAGCTTCTGCTAAATGCATCCAATTGTCTATGTATCTAATCTCTTGAAAACACATCCGACCTAACAACTCTTTTGTAATCTTCTGGACACGCTTCGTCACTTAATTCAAAAATATATGTGGTTAATTTTTCGTTTTCTAATTCAAGCCTGTTAATCTCTTGTAACAATGCTTCAATTCTTGCTTCTTTGTAACTTAATAAATCGTGGCTCATAATGTTATTCTGTAAGGTTCTTTTTTCATTTCTCTTTTGTTTTAAAGGTTACGTTGCAACTAATAATACATTACAAAATCATCTTCAGGCAAATCTAAACTTTCAATAATTTTAATGCCTATGTATTTAAAATCTAAGGGACTTGTATAAATATTGTCTTTACCAAATACTTCTTCATTAAGTTTATTAAAAATTGTTGGGTGAACTACAATAACTGTAGGCTTCCTTCCTATTTGCGACATAGTGTCGTAAACTGCATCTTTTATCTTTTGAAGCAACGCTTCTATGCGTGCTTCTTTGTATGTAAGTAAGTTATTAGACATTTTTGCTGTTTAAGTAGTTAATAATTTCATAGCTAGTGCTATCTTGTTTGCTTTGTTTAATTTTCTGGTCTTCGTGTCTAATCTTGAATCCAGTAATTGGGTTTCTGTATTGATCCCACCAAGGTTCTGCTAATTTTTTTTTCATTTTCTATTCTGTTAATATTTTTAGTGCGTCACCAAAGAATCGAACTCTGTCCTATGGATTTTGAATCCATTTGGCTACCTTAGCCCGTGACGTAAGTGGGTAGAATCAGAGGCCTTCTGTCTACCGAGACTTGGTCGTTGATTTCTCAGAGCGTAACCAAACACTTTTACTATAAATAGGTGATGAGTTATAAAATATTCAATCCCACCAACCTTGGATGTTGTGCTCTATAAAATCCCAAAGGAGTTTGTGGGCTCTTTTTTGTTTTTCAAGGGACTCCTCAAAAAGTTTACGCTCCATTTTTCTAATCTCATCAGCGTTATCCCAATTTTCATACTTATATTTTAAATACGTAGAGCCCATATCAGTATCTTCAAACTCCCAATCTAATGCGTCTTCCCCGTACAATTCTTTGATTTTATTTTGGTACTCAAAGCTATACTCGTCATCGTATACTTTTTCCATAAATCGGATTGCCGTTCTTATTTTCTGAGCGTTTATTGCTGCAGATGCGGTGCTAGCTCTTTCGGACTCTAATTCATTAGCTAATCTTTCTAATTGTTTTTTAAAAAGTTGTAATGCGTAGATATAATCAAAATCAAATCCATTCCAGATTAGTCGAAAAAAGTCTATTGCTCTTTTTATTTGTCTGTACTTTCTTTTAAACCAATGCATAGTTTTCTTTTGTCGTTAATATTTATCTAAACTTGATGTTCCAATGTGGAATATTAATTTTTAGTGTTTAATTCTTCTTGTTTTAATTTAAGCACCTGCACGACCCTCGTGAAATTATTAAACTCTTCTTCGGTTACTTCTTGACCTTTTAATAGTTTACTTATATATTGTGGCGAGCAGTCTAAAGCCTCTGCCAATTCCTTTTGGTTTTTAGGATATGTATCTGTAGCCTTATTTGCTTTTAAGGCGGATAACACTTTAACTGCAATCTTGAAAGAAATATCAAGCCATTCTTCATTTTCTTTGCGCCATTTGGCTTTTTCTAACCATCCAGACTTTTTTTTAGAAACTAATTTTTTAAAATTATCTAATTTAATATTTGCCATAATGTTTAAAATTTTACAAATAAGTATACTTATTGTTTATATTTTAGGAAATTATTAAACTCTTCTTCGGTTACTTCTTTTCCTTTTATTTCAAAGTAACCATTTGAACTTTTATATGTTAGTTCATTACCTTGTTCATCATAAGTTGATTCATACCACCAATCCCCACTTGATTCTTTGTGGGTTAAGATATTGCCTCTTTCGTCATAGGTTTCTTCTTCCACAAAACCATTTTCGTTTTCAAATCTACTAAATGCAACTACTTCTGAGTTTTTGTGGTAGTATTTTGTTATTTTCATCTCTCTAATGTTTTAAATGCTTCTAAAGCCCAAGACGGCCAGTTACCCTCGTATGGTTCGTAGTTGTCATACGCACCACCATCTCTTTCTCCATTATAAAAATAAGTATATGTATTTTTAGCGTCGTAAAACTTTAGACTCCTTCTGTGTGTATCTTCTTCATCCCAAGCCCAAACTAACTGACCATCGTAGAACCCAGTTTCGGGGCATACGTCTAATTGTTGCCATATGGTTTTACTTGTGTGCTCAATAAGAATATCCAATTTCTTTCCAACATTGTGGTATTTACCTTGTTTAACTACAATTCCCTCTTTTAAAGAAGTAAATTTAACCACTATTCCACTATTTTTACCTAAACAATAAATAGGTTGCTCACTCTTTAACGCCTCTATCTCTCTCCCAAGTTCAGCGTATTTCTTTTCTAATTCCTTTAAGTTTTTCATTTTAAAAAGTATTTGATTAAATATAATTTAGGTGCAACACTTATAAAGATTAAGTTGTAAGAGTAGTAAATAAATAAGGCGATTGAAAAAACGATGCATAAAATTAAAAAAGCACTGGCAAATCCAACTTCAGTGTCTTCACCACCTCTGCCAAAAAATTTACTATAAAAATATCTTTTCTTTTCAATATCGTATTTTTCTAAATATATGTGAGGAGTATATCTTCCAAATAAAAATATCAATACAGAAAGAAGTATAAAGAATATACTCTTACTTATCTCCCACATATAAAACTCTTGTAATACTGGTGGTGCTTGTTCTATAACAAACTCTCCTGTCTTTTCGGCTATCTCTAAAGCCTTTTTTACTAATTCCGATAATTGTTCTTTCATAATAATTATTTGTTTTAATTTAGTAGTCAGGGCAGGACTCGAACCTGCAATCCAGTTTACAAAACTGTCGCTGCTAGCTAGCTTTAAAGAGTGTTTCGTCTCAGCGTTATTAAACTCTCTGCGTCTACCACGACCGGGGAACCCCAATCCCTTCCGCCACCTGACTATTCATTTATTTACCATACAAACATATGCAATAAATAAATACAAGTCAAGACTTTAACAAAACTTTAACATTTTAAAATAGAAAGCCCCTCACTAAGAGGGGCCATCTGAACAAAAAACAAAAAGGAAAAGGGAATGTTATTACCAAATCATAAAGCTGTTAGGCTTTAGTTCGTCTGTGTCAAAATAAACTGTCTGTAAGTTTACCGCTATTCTTTTTACATCTAGCATAATTAAATGCTTTACTATTTCAAATCTTTTCTTAGGATTTAATATCCTTAATCTTATTGCCTTTCCCACTCTATGAGAGTCTTTAGTCGGAAAGTTGTTTTTGTCTGCATACGCCTTAGATACATATCCAAGTTCTACATTCATAAATCTTGTAGTCTTACCTACTATCTGGTCTAATATAAGTACTGGTTCTCTTTCCATAAATCTGTAACCACTTCCAGGATCACCAGGACTATCAAACATATCCCAAGTAAGATACATCAAACCTTCTCGGTTTTGTCTTTCTTCTAATGTTAAATCATTAGTATCCATCTTGATGCTGTAGTAATAACTTACCAGTAGTATTATCTAAAATCCTTAATAGCTCTGTAGATAAATCTACTGTTTTTTTTTAATTTTTCCTTGTCTTCTTTAGTAGAATCGCTACCTAGATTATTATACATATCTGCATCCATTCTAAGCAGCTCATCAATCCTTTCTTTGATGGACTTGTTAAAGTCTTCTGCAATCCTTGATACTTTTTCTTTCATATTGTAAAGTTAAGGTATTATACATAAAACGCACCACATATGAGGCGTAAACTTATTTACAAGTTTGTTGATAAATTAGTTACTAAAACTATTGATTATGTCAAAAATAATCTGTAACTTTGCTTTGTTAGTTGACAAGATAATATAAACCAACTTGCTGGCTGACCGAGCATATAGCGAGGCAGCCTTAAACAAATCAGCAACATTCTGTATTAAGGATAGCTATATTTAAAAGGGAATAAACAATTTCCTTATATGTCTTCTAAGAGAATATAGCACCAGTAAACCAATGCCTATATATATAATAGTAGTATCTATTTTGGTTTTACTTTTCTCTACCTTGGTTTCTTCTATGTTAGTTGTTACTCCAGCTGTGGCTGTCGCAACAACACTATCTACTTTGTTTACTCTAGACTTTACTATGCTATTATCTGTAGTTGAGGTAAGTTTAGCTACATTGTAGAATCTTGTTTTGTTTCCTTTGTGATCTACAATTTCTATAGGCTTAGTTGAATCTAGGGCTACTATATTTAAGGATATTATGTTTAAGAGGGTAAGCGTAGAGTCTGTAGTAATTACATTTTTTTGTATGCTTTGTTGTACAGTTTTTTGTATAGTTTCTACTTTATTGGTAGTCTTAGTTGTTTTTTGCTTGGCTCCACAGGAAGCCAGCAAAAACATAAAAAGTAAACAAATGTGTTTACCCATTCCAGCTAGCCTTAAATTCATTTAAGTAATTAATTGCGTTTTGCATTATTTCTGTATTATCTTCTAAAAATCCAATACCCCTATTACATTTATCACATAAAAGACCTCTTACTGTTTTTGTTTTATGGCAATGGTCAATAGCAAGTTTTTTACCATTCTCGTATTCTGATTTTCCACATATTTTGCACCTAGAACCTTGCTCTTTTTTCATAGACAAATATTCTTTTGCAGTCAATCCATAAGATTTTACTTTATATCTTTCTACACTTTCTAAACCATCATCTATAAATCTACCATTTCTAATACCAGAGTTATCTTTACGATTTTTCTTATATGCAATTATAGCTGCCTCTGACTTATCTCTTAACTCTAATCCCCAAATAGTTTTAGCTCTATATGTTATTGTTGTTTTGTTTTGTTTCCACAACTTAGATATAGTAGACAATGACTCTAAATCATCATAGTATAATTTTATAAATTCTTCCTTACCCATTCCAGCGTGCTTTTCCAGAATTCCGTATATCATAATGCACAAATGTTTCATACAATCCTAAACCACCCTCTTTCATTTCTCCTATTTCTATTAGGTGTTCTATAGCTTCGTATACCTGCTCTGTAGTATATCCTTTAACAACTATATCAGCTGCTTTACCATACAAGTGTTGGCTATTTTTAGAAGAGCCTTTAATAGACTTATTGTGCTGCTTAGAACGATAACCACTATTAATGTGTATAGGTGCGTTTAAATGCGCTCTAAGAACCTCTAATTGCCTAGCTAGAATCTGAACGTTAGCCCAAACTTCTTCTGGCATTCCAGCTCCGTCTTTAGAAGCAAACTCTTTTTTATTGAAATGTGGTGTTAGAATCAAAACTTTTTATCTTTATTGTTTTTAATAATAGACCTAAGCCCGTCGATAATTGTATCCGGTGCAAATAAAAAACCAATTGCTACAATGAGCAGAATTGAGAATTTAAAAACCTCAGCGTCTTTCTCTAGTAAATAGTAGAAATTAACTCCTAAAATAACCAACCCCAAAAGGGTAGTTTTCCAGCCCTTTACAATGTTGCCCATTTAGTTAATAATAAAGCCGATTATTTTTGCCGTAACAATTAAAACAGCCATTAAGATTAAACCTAAAACAAATTTGTCTTTCGGTCCGCCATTCCATTTTTTAATTGCCCATTCTCTAGCAATTAAGTAATTTAATTTTAACTTATTCATTTTTTTCTATCTTTAATCATTATAAACCACTTTGACAAGGTGTAACCAATGGCTACACCCGTCAAAACTATTTTCAAAAGAATATCTATTTGAGTAAAATTAAACGCCAGTGTCATAGCGTTAATAATTCCGATTTTTAAATCTGTATTCGTCATAATTTAACCAAGTGAGAAATACATATAATAATTCCTTAAAGAGCAGCAATTACAAGCGTATTCATATTTATAGTAATATGTAGAAGCGTTTTGCCAATTAGCTATATTTGAAAGCACAATGTCTGTTCCGTCAAACGACTTCATTATTCTAGATTGTACATCGGTACAATATGCGAATCCATCTACTTGCATCCAAGCTCTTAAAGGCTCTCCTTTTGGTACGTCATAAACATAATAATAATTAATTCCAAGTGCTGGGTTTAAGTCGTATATTGTAGTCCAAACACCCCCAATATTTTGCTGAATTCTTAATCTAAAAGGAACAGCATATGCAGAGTCGTAATCTCTAAAAGTAATAAGTTGCATCGACCCAACGCCTCCCCCAGCGCCTCCAGTGTTTATTAATCTTTTATTTAAAGACATAACTTTAAGTTTTAAATATTAATGTCAAAAGAAGCAATTGATTTTTTAGTTGTCAAAGAATTAATGTCGCTTTCTATAGCGTTGCATAAAGACCTAAACTGCGCTCTTTCGTCTCTTATTTCTTGTGGAATAGATTCACCGGTTTCTGACTCTCTTGTTATATACCAGTCAGTTTGAGAAAGTAAACTATTAACCATTTGCTTTAATTCAGAAATTCTTTTGGCCTTTAATTCAGCGATTGTTTCTTCAAATTTTCTGGAAACTACTTCAAAAGTGTAAGCGTCTCCGGATTCAATTATCGCTCCTAACTCTTCAATTCTTGAATCGAATTCTGGAGTAATTAAATCTTTAAATCCAAGAGCGCTTCCGTCTCCAATATTTAAGTGTAATCCGTTAGCGTCTTCCCAAGTTTTTGGAAGTCTGCTAAATTTTTCGATTTTGTTATTTATTTTTATTGCCTTCATTATACTACGGGTTGTGAGATTGAATACCAAAATTCTGCGGTGTCAGTAACTACGACTTGAATTAAATTTAAAACAGTACCGTCATATTCTCCGGCAACTAAGTTTCCAGCTGGAAGCGTTAAAGTGAAGTTTCCGGTAATAATTAAATCCTTAACCATTCCGATAGCTACATTTGAGAAAGTTAGCGTGTCGTTTGCTGTTAGAGTTTTAGTAAAAACTTGTCCAGCTGAAAAGTCAACGTCTGAAGCTGCAATTGCAACTCTAGTTCCGCCACCACCTTGGTAAAGTTCTGTAAAATTGTCATTTGTTTTAATGAACGCATTTCTTAAAGCGTCCCCGGTTCCGTCGTTAGCTACGGATCCGACTCCTATTGTTTGTTTTGCCATTATTTTTTATATTTAATATTGTGTTTGACTTGCTTTATATTGAGTTGAATCTGCTTTGATTAGGGTTGTGTCAGACGTGAGCAGACTTCCATCCGCATCAAAAGGGTAAACAATACCCCAGCCGTTAGCTTCATTAACAGATCCAAACCAACTACTTTCGTAAACTATTCCCCAATCTATATCGTTCATCTTGTTTTTGTATTTTCTTTAAAAATGCCTCTAACTTTAATACGTTTTTAGCCTTTGGTTTATATGTTGTTCTTTGTTTCTCCATTATAAAACCCAGGAATGAAAGTTAACATCCTTATCTGGATACATCTCACCATTAGTAGATTCGTTGTACTCTGGGTACAACGAACTATAGAATCCCATATAGTCAACAAACCTTCTGGTGTAGAATTCAGCAGTTTCATTAACCCTGTTGAGCATAGCGTTCATTTCCTCTAAAGATATTGTCTCAGAGTTCTCACTTCTATGCTTAAACACTCCTCCATTGCTAATCTGATACATAGCAAATGGCAAGTAAGCACTTTGTGTGTACCAAACAAGCATAGGCTTGATGTAAACCTCTATTAGGTTCTTATAGTTAGCATTTGCAGGTAGATTTATCTCGTCATCAACAATAAGCTCTTGAAGCTTATTATAAAGCTTTCCACCTATGTAGTTTTGTATATGCGTATCTTGAGCAACCTCAATAAATTGTATTAGCTTATCACCATCAACATTTCCGTCAATGATTGACTTTCTTTTTAGGTCGTTTAATGTTATAAATAGTGCCTTCTGTGCCATAATTACTTGCTTTTAGGATATGCACCTCTATTCGGCATATCTACCGGTCTTGTTGCTACCTCTTTTGGGTTGTTAGGCTCTTTAAAACCATCTTGAACTGCGTCTGAAGCCTCTACCTCAGTATTTGCAGACACTCTTCTCTTATAAACCTTTCTTTCCCAATAATGGTGGCAATTTTTTCCTCCTTTAAACTTAAATAAGCTATAATTTTGTTTATTGTGTCCTAATTCTTTGTTGATCCCTCTAAAAGACATCATATTGATGTCTTCTTTTCTAAACACAACACCAGACTTAGTCAAAGACTCTAATTGCTTGCAAAATCTTCTGCTCTTATCAGAGTTCCTAACAGGCCCGTATGAATATCTGACCTTGTACCCTGCATTGTCTTGAGAAGACTCTGCATTTGGCTTAGAATCGTCTTTATTTACAGCTAAAGCAGTCAAATCAAACTCCTGGTTCTCATCAGTAACGATTTCCGTGTGAACTAGTTCCCAATCAGAGCTAATTACCTCTCCCATCTCTTCTAACTGAGCGTACAAGTCATCTCCCTCTTCATCAGAGAAGTCTAGCTGCTCTTGGGAAGATAATTTCTCACCAGTCTCTTCTTCTCTCTTAACTTTAGTAGATATGTTCTCTAATTCTGTGAATTCTATTGGTTGTAGAGTTACAAAGTATAGATTTAAGAATATATTGTTAAACTCTAGTATTTCTTCTAGTCCATCTAGTATTCCTTGCTGTAGAGGTCTTATAACTACGTTATCCATAAGTATAGACGCTGTTCTAAGCTCCTCCGCATTGTTACCAAAACCAGTATTGTCTTTTATACCTAACAATATGGGAGAAACAATTCCGTGTCCTAGCATTATCTTTTCTCTAGACTCATCAGATAAGAATTGATATTGAGCGTGTGCATCTGGAAGATGTATTGGCTCTAAATCAGCCTTAGTCTCAGCACTCTCATTGAATGTAAGAATAAACTTACCAGCATTAGAAGATCCACTGAACTTCTCCATAATCTTTCTCTCGATAAGCTCTTGAGTTTCCTCGTTAGGCACTCCGTTATTGAAGTTAATCAATAAAGATGGCTGCAAGCCATTCTTTATGTTGTTTATGTGATAGTTGGAAACCTCTTCTTCTAGTGAGCAGTATTGTAAACAACCATTATAGTCAACTGGTGCATAATAGTAGAAGCCACTTCTATATGGCTTGAATATGTAAAGCTCTATTAAATCTGACTTTTCTCCGTGACCAAAAGTAGGTATTCTTTTTGGATTGTCGGATGGCTTAAGCTCAGACCACTTAGGGTGATAGTAATAAGCACATATCTTACCATACTTAGCCTTCTCAGCTCTAAGCGTCTCCATTGGATAGTGTAGTACTTTTACTATACTTGTCTTTTCCTTGTTGTATACAACTTGAACAGCAGCTTGACCTAGCATCTTGTAGTCGTTTGCTACTCTCTTTATTTCTCTGCCCTTGAGAAGCATATTCATCTTAGCATACATCTCTGGCTTAATGTCTGAGTCCGTGGCCTCAAGTCCACGGCCATATATCATATCTACAATACCATTGATACATCTAGCGTTTGTAGGGCTGCCTAAATAGTTGTCAACAAGATTATCAAAGTAATCATTATTTTCTCCGTACTCAACCCAATCCTTGCCATATACCTCTTTAACCTCTGGTGTTTGGTATCCAGATAGGTTTATCACCCTGGTAGAACCTTGGACTGGCTTTCTTGGCTGTAATACTGTTCTTTTTTGCTGCTTCATATTATAATACTATGTATTGGCTTTCTCCACTACCTACAAAAGTCTCGTACTTGTCTTTGTTTATGGTGTGAACAACCTCATCATCTGTTTGACTTGTTACATAAGCTTTATCTCTGTACCACAAGTTACCAGAATTCTTAAATTCTAAATAATAAGAGCTTTCTTCTTTTAATATTGAAAACTCTATATCCATATAAACAAAGTTGCTAAAGTCGTCTGGAACGTAAGCCTCTATGTCTAGTATGGTTTCTGTAATGTTAGTGCCATCCTCTGTAATTACAAGGCTAATTTCATCAAAAGAACTAATGGCAGTTGGAAAATCCCTTGGGATAACTGCAATAGTCTGAGAATCTGTTGTAGGCAATAATCTTATCATATTATGATAACTGAAAAGTGCATAAACTGTTTTAAATAGAGAAGGAGGGCATAAGCCCTCCCCCTTTCTATGTTTAATAGTACTGTGTTTAAGAACCAGATACTACAGTAAACCCAACTGCTGTAGGAGTATCTCCTAAGAAGTTTGCTGGAACTCTTTCCATTCCAGTTAAGGTTAAAGTGTATCCAGAAAGCTCATTCATTGCTCCTCCAGTTACAATAGTTCCTCCAGTTACATCACATCCGTGTTCTAAACCAGCTATAAAATAGTTTCCGTTGTAGTCCTCAACAATAACGTGAGGTCTTCCGTAAGAAAGCAATTTGATTTCTTTGTGATCAGCAACACTTAATTTCTTTAAAGTAACTTCTAATACTTGCTCAAAAGCAGTAGTACCAGTAGCTCTGTCTGATTGAATGTTTTGTGTAAATGTTGATGTTCCTTTTAAATCGTACTTGTAAGCACTTGGAGAGTCAGCTACAGCGTCAATTACATCTGTGTTTGTTGTGTCATATGTAATAGCACCTAGGTCTCCGAAGTTCACAAAGTAGATAGCGTTTAAACCACCTACTGAGTCCTTACAAGGCTCTGTTCTTCCTAATGATATATCGCAAGCCATATTTTTATTGTTATTAGATTAATTAAAAAAGAGGAGATGGGAAAAATCCCATCTCCCCTCTTATATTGTTTTTATTTATTAATTAGGCAGGAGTGTAAAGAACGATGTCAGAACCGATTCCGTACTGTACTCCAGCTGTTAATCTCATAACGATTCTTACGTTTTGAGAACCATCGATGTCAGCCATATCGATAACTTTAACCTCGTTGTGGTCAGATAATAATCCAGTACCAAAGTATAAGTTAGACTTTTCAGCAGCAACCATATAGTTGTCAGCTAATCCGTTAGCAACAAAGATTTTTACACCATCGAAAGACAATCCTCCGTTGTTCCACCATTGAGTACCTTGTGCATTTGTACCAGCAGCACCTAAGCCGTTAGCTCCAAATCCACCTAAAGCTCTTACATAAGCTCTAGCTACGTTTTGAGACACATATAAGTAAAGATCTTCTTTTCCGTAAAGAGTAGAAGGGATAGCGTCAACTACTTTACCCATTTCAGCGATTACGTTAGCAGCAGTTACAGAAGTACCAACTACGTCAACTACATCAGAATCAGCAGTCATTAAAGTAGTTAATCCGTCAAACTCTCCAGCAGTAGCGTTAGTTCCTTGCCAGATGTTTCTTTCGTTCTTTTGTGCTACTTTAGCAGCAACGTGAGCGATTAAGAAATCAGAAAAAGAAGCAGGTAAGCTGTCGAATGCAGAAGCTCCCATTTGAATAGCCTCCCAGTCAGAACGGAAGTCTTTCTTACATAATTGCAAGTTTACTTGAAACTCCTCTGGCTGAATGATTCTTTCAGTTAAAGTAAGAGTAGAAGTAGGGTCAAAGTCGCAAGTAGCGTCTTTTAATAAATCATCAGTAGCAATCTTTTTGATTACTTCTTTGAATTTTACGTTTGGTTTTACTTCGATTCCACCATTCTCAATGGTAGAAGCAGATAATAAAGCAGCAGAAATATATTTTCCAGCAAATTCACCTGCGTAAGTAGTAGTGATTGATGTAGTAGTTGCCATTTTTTATTGTTTAGAGATTTTAGATAATACTAAGTCAAATGTTGTTGCAGCTCTTTTTTGAGCATACAAGTTTAAAGGTTTAGAAGATACAGCCTCTTCTGGGGAATGTATTAAAGGAGCTACTTCTTCTTGAGAAGATAGCTCTTCTTTTTTAGGCTCTTCTGATAACTCTTCTGGAGCATCAACAGCCTCTTCAGTACTCATAGATTCCATAATCTGATCGTACATAGCTTTCATTTCTGCAAGAGCCTTTGCCAGCTCTTCTTTTGTAGCATACTTTTCTTCGACTTCAACAACGTCTTCAACAGCTTCTTCTTCTGTTTCTTTTTCAACGTAGTTTTCGCCTAAGTTTTCTTGCTCTTCAAGTTTTACTTCTTCTGCCTCAAATACAGGAGTTTCTTTAACCTCCTCAGAAACATCAGAAAGCAAAATAGACTTGAATTTGTCAACGATTTCTTTTGCGTTCATATTGATTGATTTATTTATTTACTAAATATGTTATGATAACTAAAAACTAACTGATTGTTGTATTTTCAACTAATCTTGGTTATGTTGCCTATTCCCTGGTTGATTATATTGCCTTTGCAGCACTTCTTTGAGTAAGTTCCATTCTTGCACAAACATCCTCTCTTGGAGGATTTTGGGCTTGTTCTGCTTGGAGTTGCTGTCATTTTCTTATTCATTTCCTCTATATACAGTTAATACTAGTTCTAAAAATGGTACATATAAAACGTGGTCTGTTACTTCTTCGTTTTGATAGCTTCTTACGCCAAATAAAATGCCTGGATACAATCCAATGCTTAATTCCCAGCCACTAATCATTGTCTATGCTTTTAAGTTTAGATATTGCCCAGTTAACTCCAGAAGCTCCTCCCCAAGCGTCCCACATAAGTCCTCCACATCCTTCCGAGTAAGGAACGTCTTTGTGTTGCTGATGCCTCTTGAATGATGCCATTCTTGCTATTGTTGACCTGCTTAAAGGCTGTCTGTTTGCTAATTGGCTTGCACGTTTCCAGCCTTTTGACGTCCCGCAAGAACTCCCATTCTCCTCCTTCCATTTTAAAGCTCTTTTAGCGTTGTTTGATGCAGACTCTGGATAATCGCTATAGCTTTTTAATTCTGCTCCATAAGAGGCTAAAAATGCGTCCTCCATATCTAAAATCTTAGCTAAAGCTTCTAGTTCTTCTTCGTCTAGCAAATCTTCTTCTACAGACTCATTAGGGCCGTCTAGCTTATCGGCAAAGAATCCTTCTATACTGAATCCTTTTACTTTGCCTTCTTTAACGTAGTTGTTCCAAATATCATCATTGTTTACCTTTACTGAAACCATCCAGGTTCCTTTAGGTAAGCTAAGACCATACTTTTTGGACTTGTCCATATCTGTGTCTTCTATAATCCAAGACTCAACTACAGACATTCCATTTAGCTCAACTTCGTGTTCTAGCGTTGAGTTGTTTTGCTTACCTCTAGATAGGAAAAGCTCTGAAGCTTTTCTTACCGTATCTTCACTAAAGAATATGTTGTATTCCTCTTCTCCGTTGGTTCTGTAAATTTCCTTATTAGGTACAAGTGCTGGGCCCATAAGTATTCTCTTTTCCGTGTCAACCTCTGCTAATTGAACTTTGTGCTTTTTTAAAGCAATAAAGTCCTCTTCTATAGCTGGGTTCTCTACAACTGAGATAGCTTCTATTCCACTAAACTCGTTTTCTTCGTCTATATAAAGTTCAATAGTTTTCATAATATGATAACCGATTAATTTTTATTTGTTTTATTTAACCTATAGAAGCTCCATTCACAATGTTTCTTTCCATACTTTGTGCTGTGCTAACATCCTTAGTAACCACATAAGTTTTTATTGGTTTATCTAATTGAGAGCTTACAACCTCTGCAAGTTGATTTACATTAGATTGACCCACTATATTAAAGTCTGGGGCTTGTACATTTGCACCAGTAGATCCAGTTGTCGTAGCACCTGCTCCTAATGAAGACTGACTAGAAACAAACTGTTGTTTAGAAATCATAGCAACATTGGCCAATCCAGCACCTATAACAGCAATCATACCAGCTATTCTTGCAATCGAACCTCCCTTTGTTTGAGCAAGAACATTGTTGGCCGCTAAAAATGTACTTATGGTTGCTTCGGCAATAGCAGCAACTTTATTTGCCTTAAACTGTTTCTTCTCTATTTCTTCTTGCTTAAGCCTTAGAGCCTCATCGTTTTTAGCTATTTGATTTTGTATGTTTTTTCTTTCATTGGCAGAAAGCTGTTCATTAGAAAGGCGTTTTCTAAGTTCATTATTTATAGCTGTAGTCTTGTTTCGCTCAATGTCTATTTCCTTTTGATAAGAAGCATCAACATTATCTGCTATACCAGAAACAATGGCACCAAGAGCCATTGCGTACTCAGCTTCTTTTGCTAATCTTTCTTGCCTAAATCTCTCTACTCTTTCTTCATTTCTTTTTCTTGCCTCTGCATCTTTAGTGTAGTTTTCAGCAAATACTGCAAATGCATTTACATCCTCCTTTAGCCTTTTTTCTGCCCACTTCTTTCTTGCCTCATCATCTTTTGCGGTTTGAATAGCTAACTCTTTAAATTTCTTTATTAATTCTTCTATAGCAGCTTTTCTTTCCTTGTCTTTGTCTATAGCATCTGCCGTAAGCTCTATGCCTATTTCTTGCTGTGGTTTTAGTAACTTTAGTATTTCACTCTCTAGCTCGTAAGCGTCAACCAAATCATAGATAAGTTCACTTCTTTGATTCTCTGTCAGCTCTTTTTCATCATCAGTTAATTGCTTTGTTATATTAGATATAGATGCTCTAACATCTAACAGTCTCTGCTGCTGTTCTATTGCAAAGTTTATGTTTTCAGCTAATTGATCAGCCCCCTCTGGTAATGAGCTTAAAAATTCATCTAGTTCTTTGTATTCCCTTCTTAAAGCCGCCAACGCATCTGCTGAACCTATAGCGAATCTACCTAGGAAGTCTAATTTTGAAGACTGGAACTCAAGGCTTTTAGTTAAATCATCAACTGATTTTTTAGCCTTTTCCTCTTCTATACTGAATCTCTCTAAAAGAGTTATTACCGTTTGAAACGCTATTATTATTCCTAATGGCCCAGCCAAAGCCTGAAACAATGCGGTTATACCATTGGTAAGACCGCCAGTAGTTGTAACTAAAGTAATAAACAAGGTAGACAATTGAGATAAGTTGTTTGCCATACCTCTAATTCCGTAGTTAGAGTCAGATATGGTTCTACCAAGTTCGACTACTGTAGCTCCAGCAAGACCAGTCTTATCTATCATAGGATTTAAACCATCCTTAGTAGTCTTCTTTGCTTCTCGATTGAATTCTTTTACAGAAGAAGTAGCTTTGTCTACACTTTGAGTAACTTCGTTTACTTTTAATGCTCCAGTACCCGTGTCTACCTCTAATTTTAGTATCTTTATATTAGTCTCTGCCATTTCCTTTGTATGTGTTTCGTTTTATACTTGTTCTTAGTTCCTTGAAGCTCTTAGGAGCTTGATACTTCCCCTTTGCGATGTCTATATCTTCGTCTCCGACATACCAATCATCAGAATTAAGTAAGTCTATTATGTTCTTAATCATATTATATTGAATCAAAATAATTAAACCTTATGTTTCCTATAGAAGACGAGCTTGCTCTAGGGTAAACTCTCATAAGAGATGATTGATTACCTTCTCCTCCACTAAATGTATTTATAACAACATCGTGAACAGTAACATCGCCTCCATATGCAGTTGTAGGAGATACAGATGCTGTAACAATATTATTTCCTAATTGAACGTAGTAACCTCCGTTTGGAGTTATCTGAACTTGTATTATAACTCCACCAGAACCAACATCAATCCCTCCAGCTGGTATTGACTGCCAAGAACCAGAAGAACCAAATCTATACAAAGCGGTAAAAGATGTAGCTGGGTCTGCTATTGCGGTACCTCCCCAGTTTAGGTTAGCTATTTCATTAGAAGCTTGTATTGTACCAGATATTGTTATAGTTATCGTACTTGAAGTATATGAGTCTACAGAAACAGATACAGTTGGATTATCTGTAGTTGGAGCTGGCTGAATGTTGCCTATCCCAGTAAACTCATAACCACTATCAGCCGTGTAAGTAACCGTATACTCAAATGCATCTCCATCCTCTCCTACTGGAACACATTGAGTGTTCCCAGTTGAACCATCCCTACTAGCTGGGTAGCCCACACTAGTATTTGCAGTCACGTTAACGCTAGCGTGATTTACTGCATTTGTAGGGGGTAAGTTTATTGTTGTTTGATATGTGTCTACAGCTACAGCGGTTATTTGAAAATGTAGGTACTTATCTCCATCATCATCTGCGGTTGGAAATACACCGCTAACAGATATAGTTATAACACCACCACTTAAGGATTTGTTTATATTGTAGTCATTAGTAACATTTGTACCGTAAGGGCCTCCGTTAGACCCCTCAAATAATTGTATACTTGTAACTTGAGATGTAGAATTCCATTCTCCAGTCTGATTGTTAAATAAATTAAAGTTAGTTGTGGGCATTGGGCTTCCACATTGCCCAGTACTATAAATTACATTTCCAGAGGATACTGTTGCGTTAACGCCAGTAACAGTACCGCCTTGGAAGAACAGAGTACCTCCATCGCAAGTTACAGGTTCCTCTGTAACAAAACTTAAAGTAGAACCAAGGGATGTTAACACGGTATTGGTAGCAAACGCCCTAAAGCTATAAGTAGTATCTGTGGTCAGACCTCCTATGATTCCAGAAGAAAAGTCTCCAGCAGAAGTTCCACTAACATATACTACATTATCTGAAGGAGTTGGGTCTCCAGTACCTTGTTTCCAATAGAAACCTTTCTCTGTGTAATTAGGATTACCAACGTCTGAGATGTTTCCATATAAGTAAGCGAAATCACTTCCAGGAGAAGCGTAAAGCGTTGAAACGCTTGGAGCGTATTCAACTACTGGAGTAGACGTTTCAAACGTAAGTACATTTCCTAATCCTATAGCATCAACACCATTAGATACAAAGGCTCTAAATGAGTATGTGTTGTTGTTTGATAAGCCAGATAAATTTACACTATAAGAGCCAGCATTGAATCCAGAGCCATAAGCTATGTTATCGGATGCGGTAGGAGTTCCAGTTCCTAATTTCCAGTAGAATCCTTTCTGAGTGTATGCTGGATTTCCAACCTCCGTGACATTACCTATAATCGTAGCGGTAGTCTCATTTATATTTGAACTGCCAGTAGTTTGCACTGTTGGTGCTATAGGGCTAGAGGCTTCTTGAGTAGTGAAAGAAATTGTAGCACCATAGGCAGTTCCTTGAGTGTTTATAGCAAACGCTCTATACGAGTATTGAGTATTGTCATCTAGAGAGTTTAACAACGCATCAAATGAGTTTGCTCCAGTTCCTGCAACTGATATTGTATTATCAGAAGATGTTGGGTCTCCAGTTCCAAGCTTCCAGTAAAACCCTCTTTGTGTATAAGGTGGATTTCCAACTTCTGTAACAGTTCCGTTAAGTACAGAAGATGCAGTTCCTACTGAGCTTGCTGATTGAGTAGTAACAGTTGGCAATGAAACCTCTGTTTGAGTATCACAATCAACTGTTGGTGTTTCAGAATCTACAGAAACCAACAAAGAGTCTGAAGTAAAACAGTCTGGGGTTGGTAGTGGAGGATTGACCTCTGATTGGTATTCTGATATAAAGCTTAAAAGCTCAATTTCACTCTCTCCAGACAGCAAATCTGTGCTTATGCTGTTTATTCTGTACTTGTTGTTTTTTATTCTAAATATATCTGACAATTTATACTTAGATACAATTCTAAGAGGTAAGTAGCACTTAACTTTTGTTATTCTGTTCTTGAACTCAAAAACAGACTGTATATACTTAGAGTAGTATTTAAGGAATAGTGTATCCCTAAATATTTCATTAGTGTACTCGTTAAGCTCTGCTTTAAAGTTTATGTTGGCAGACTCTACAGTTTCAAGAGCGTTACTTGGCAGGTGGTATCTTTGAGTGTCACTATAAGTTCCAGCGTCAGTTATTCTTATGCTGGTACCTACCACAATTAAGTTAGGGTAAAACAATAATGGCTGACCTAAATATGTTGATCCATTAGCATACGCATCACTATCGTTTAGGTCTGAAACCATCCATCCCCATTGAACGGTTGTATTTGTGTCATTGTTTAAGTCAATTAAACGCTCATACTTCATATGTTCAAAAGGCAGTCCAACTGTGTACTTTTGACCATCATAATCGCTTCCACCTCTGTATTTTTCAGTAGCCCATTCCTCGTTAAATATCTCTTTGTGCTTTTTAGCCTGTAAGCTTCCTAGTCCATTGTATTTAAACTCTATTTCTTTGTACAATAAAGAGCTGTCTACAGAAATGTTAGAAATGTCAACATACTTTGTTATGTCATACTCTGTACCAGAGTCATAGTATGCGTCTAAATGCTGAACCTTAATGATACCATCTTCTTCGTATGCGGTAAGGTTAAACATCTTAAACAGTCCAGATAGAAAGTCTATAACTTTCATATCTGGTATTTGCTGTGTTATTTCAAACTCATAGTCAGCTAACAAATCGAAACTAGATATGTTAAACTCCCCAAGAGATTGGTTCCCGTTGTAATCAAATCTAACGGTAGTAACATCGCCAGTAAGAGTAAGTGCAGCCTCTGATTCTATTCTTATCTCGTAGAAACCATTCACTAAATCACCAACGTCAAACGCATAGCTAGTGCTTCCAGTATTATCGTCAGACCTATATATTTCAGTTCCGCTTTTAAGTAGAACTACGTTAAACACCTTGTCGCTAGGTAGGTCTAAGTTTATAGTGGTGGTATAGTATCTAGCCCCAAATGAAAATACATCATATATAGAGAAGCTGCTGCCATTAAAGAATATTCCATCTTGGCTTGTTGTCGGTAATGTGTTTATGTTTTTAGCAAATAATCCTTGTAAGTTATCAAAAACAGTCCCTTCCTTTCTATGAAGCCACATATATAGCTCGTAGAAGTTTTCATTGGTTGTGTTAAAGAAGTCTTCAGAAAAGACAATACTAGAAGCATATCCATTGTCTGTGTTATACTTCTTTTCAATTGCTTTTATTATATTGTATATTCTTAACGCAGGTTTTAACTGAGTCCACTCTACTCCGTGTGAAATAGAATCTCCAGCATATAAATTACCAGTGCCTACTGTGCTGTCAGAAGAGTCGTAATAAAGCCTCTGTTGAGGCGTCATAATCGGTATAACTAAAGATTTTGGGTAAGAAACAGAATCTACTGTGTAGCTCTTACCCTCTCTAAGACCATCTATAACTTCGGTTTTGTTATATGTCATATTAAAATTAGAAAGCCACGAAAGCTCTCCAATTTTATCCTCAGCCAATAAGTCCTTTAAATCTACCACACCACCAAAGAAGGTTAGTCTGTATGAATGTGGTCTATTGTTTTTTAGATCAACACCTTCCAGCTTAACTTTTCCATTACTAAACTCTATGTCGCTAATGAATATCTTTGCATTTACTTTCTTCCTGGCATCAAAACCATTATCTATGTTGTTGTTGTAGTAATGCTTAAATATTTTGTTGTTAGTGTCTGAAGCAGGAACTGTAAAGCTTTGAGAGAACTTAGTAAAAACCTTAGATATGTCTTTTACGTTTTTTATAGAATCCGTTATATTTATGGATTCATCGTTAAACATATCTAGCCTTTGACCCTGGACGTATAGTTGTACTATTTGCATTTAGTATATGTTGTTTATTGAGTCAAAAGAATACTCAAACTGAATAGTATAGTTTATTAATTTCTCGTTTACAGACTTTTTAAACGTAAAGTTAGAGTCTAATATGTTTATAGGTATAATAGTTCCGTTAACAGTAGCCCAAGCTTGTTCGGTTAGCATAAGCTGCTTAAATGGCTGGTTCATAGATTCACATACAAAGCCAGTATTAGCTGTAACCCTCTCCCTTCCGTTAACTAAGAAGTTTTTGTAAACGTGTCTGTCTGTCTGATATGTTCCATTGAAGTCTCTTATGTTTGATTTGTAAGTGTCTCTTTGCACAGACATTTCATTAGTTGACTTCTTATCAAAGTATATGTCCTGCAATGCACCAAACTTGTTTACAAAAGTTATCTTAACTGGAGTATATTTGGGGTCGCATATTCTTCTTATCGTTACTATGGTACCTTGCACATTGAGGCTTGGGCTCGTAGGCCCAAAAGCCTCATAACCTATAGACCCATTGTCTTCATAAGGAATAAAGCCAGGGGTGTTTTGCGGTACATAGGCAGTAGTATTACTCTGCATAATAACAGAGGGGTCTACTACGCTATTTGGGCCGTCCTCGTAATCTCCATACCCTCCAAACCCTTTGTGACTCATATTTCTGGTTTGACCAACTTGAACTCCATTAGAGTTGTAAAAACTCAATACAATTTGTATACTATTGGTGTAAGATATATAAGAGCCATTGAACAATATAGTTAAGAAGTCTTTAGCCAGCCTACTTATCTCAAACACAGCAGTACCAGCTGAGTTTGTGTCATTTGTTATTACATACCTTAAAACACCATTAACAGTAAGTCCTAAGTTGGCATATGCAGCACCGCTTTCAGTGTCTGTCACATAGTAAGGGCTTCTGAGTAATATATTCGCCATTATTTTTGTTTTACTATTTCGTCAATCATTTCTTGTATATCTCTGCCATATGCAGCAAATATACCGTTTAACACTTCGTCTTTATTGCTTTGGTATACAAAGTCTATAATTCCAGAACCCTTGTATCCAAACCTTTTTATTGTTCCATTCTCAGCAATAGACTTGGCTATGTTTTTAATCATCCAATACTCTGTTATAGCATTAGACTTTATAAACGAACCACCGCCTCCTCTTGGTCTTATTCCCTTTGCTCTAGCCCATTGTGCTATGGCAGACAATGGAGGTGCCTCTCCAGCCTTTCTACCTTTATCTACATACTCCAATGCCTTGTCAGCAATAATGTCTAGCTCGCTTTGAGTAGCTATGTACTTTATGCTGTTAGCAGTATCTCCAGTAGCATCTGTGCCATCAATCTTCATCTGAGCCTTATATCTCTCGACAAGCAGCTTACCGTATTTATTCAACTCCGCTTGGAGATTGTCAAAGCTCATAGAAGCCATTAGCAGATACTTATATCGTTAGGCAATGCAACATTAATATTTATACCCCACCCAGCTAACTCATTCTCAAATCTGTCTTTAAATGGCTGGGCTGAAGGTGCTTCCAGCAACTGAAGCCTATCGGAGAACAAATCACCTCTTCTGAGCTGCTGAACCACATCATTTATAACTTGTAGCTGACTATTGTATACGTCCTGTAAGTTATCATTGCCATTAATTACATCCTTGCTCGGAGCATCCTTGTTATAGTCCACTACATCTAAAGCAAGTAACTGGATAGTAAAATTCATTGTTGGCCCATCAAATATTACATTAGTGATATTTAAGTGGCTTAAAGGAAATATAGTAGTCTTGTTGAGGTCTACTTCTGATAAGTCTCCATATGTTACCGTAAACACATTAGGATTCGTCCTAAGACGATCCTTCAATTTGTCTACTATGTCGTATACTTGTGTCATCCTTAATTCTTATTGTAAGATTGTTTTATCATTTTCGCTTCTACTTCGTTTTTTTCTTTCTCAAAGCTTAACCACATTAAGCAGGTGTGTAATGGAACTTTGGTAACTGAGTCAAGTTTTTGGACATCTCCTCCAGCAAGTCCATATATTGATTGATACCAACCCCACTTTCTTCCAAAGCTTGCTTCAATACTGTACTCTCCGTCTCCTTCTCTTGTGCTAGTAAAGAGCTCATCGTATATCTTGACAATTTGTTCCCTAAACGATAAAAAAAAACCACAGCTCCTAAAGCTACGCTAACTGGAGCATCCTTCATCACATCTGCCCATTTCTCTGAGCCCTCATAGGGCTCTATCTCATATAGATGCTTCTTACCAGCAACTATCGGTCTATACATAACAGCCATAGCCTTATGCATATTATCCCAGTCAGTAATATAAGACTCTAAGTCAATGTACTCACCAAAAGACATTTTATCTAAGTTCGGAATAAAACCGAACTCTGCCGTTACTCCATCAGAGCCAGTCATCTTAAATCTGTTTACTAATCCAGTACTCTCATCAAAGCAATCACTAAGCTGTTTAAGAACTGACTCAAACATAGATACTGGCAATCCATAGCTTTCTTTTAGTGTTAGTCCACAAAATATCTCTAGTGCTTTAAGATTTAAGAACTCATTGTTCTTGTCACTATCTTCTACATTCTTAGCAACACTTAAATACTTCTGATACTGGTGCAGTTTAATTGCACTTAGCGATTGTGGTATACTAACTTCTAACTGTACTTTAGCCATATTAAACTTATATAGTATGATAACTGATTTATATGCTTTTTGTTTTATCATAAATAATACTTATAGTAAATACCTAAACCATAAGAAAATAATATAGTAAATAACCCCTAAATCATAAAACAGATTTGCTAGTTTTTAGTTATCTTAGTACTTGAGTAGTAAGAGGCACATAGCTCAAATACAAAGATAGTATAACAACCCTCTTTTAGTTGTTATTGGTTCCTTTAGTTTCCCAATAAGGATAGCTGTCAAAACTCGTTAGAGAGACGTGAGTGGGTAAGCGTGTAGATTTTGCCAACAATGGATTTGGCTACAGTCTAATGATGGGAGAGCTTCTCTACATCGGAGATTATATTTTTTTTAAATATAGTTTCCTTTGATAGATGGAGTGGGTTTAGTTAACAAATATTTATTATTATGTATTATAAAAAAAGAAACAAAGTAGGTAGAAAATCATTCAACAAGTCTGTAGACATCGAGGTATCTAGGCTTGAGTCACAACGAAAGCCTAAAGTAAAACGAAATGGCAGAATTATACAGCAAGACTCCGAGCTTGAGAACGAAATATCAGACTTGCTTAATATGAAGTCCGCTAAGAGAACTATAAACGATAAGATGTCATCCAATAGGTTCTCGATGAAGTACTTTAATTCTCCTTGCGTATATAGGCTATACAAAGAAAACACACTAGTTTATGTCGGCCAGACTAGGTGCCTGGCCTCTAGAATAGGTCAACACATAGAAGACAAAGACTTCGACTCATTTGACGTATACTCACACATAGAAAATGAAGCGGTAAGACTAAATGTTGAACGTAGACTAATAGAGTCTGCTAATCCTAAATACAATAAGCAACATAGTAAGTAGAAACTCGTTTCTCATATATTTTTCTAACCTGGTTAATCGATTTAAAACCAAAAGAGTTTGAATTCATAGAAATGGGGTAATACAAGAGGCAACATCCCATTTTACGTTAATAAACCGATTTCTCACACTTTATCTGAATATGGATGTTTGATATATCTTAAAAGAGTTTGAGGCTTAGAAGGAGTTTAAATAGGGTTTATAGGGGTTTAAGAGGGTTACTTATACCTACATTTTTCACCACCTTTCTTTATCAATAGCTTACAGAAAAAGATAAATAAAATTAGGGTAATAAAAAAGCCCCAAAAAGGGGCTTAATTAAGTGTTTTAAGAGCTATTTAATACTTAATATAAAAATCTATATTTAATCCGTTTAAATATATATCTGTGTGTGGTTCACATATCTCAAATGTATTCATTTGATCCAGGGGCTTGCTTTCTTCATCTGTTTCAATGTTTATATTTATCTTATATCCTATGCACTGCAATAAATAAACAAGCTCTTCATTGGTTGTAGTGTTTAAAAAATTAAGTACTCTTTGGTGTTTTTCGGTTGTCATAATTATTTCTTTTAGTAGTTTATAATTCGTTTTTAATAGTTTCTAAGCAGCCAAAGCAGCCGCCCTCTTTTATATATATACTTTTGTATCTGTTTAGATCATCTGTTAAAATGTAGTTATTTTCTTTATCTATTATTATAAAAGCTTTTTTACTTTTACTTATACGATATCTATCTTTAATAGATAGGCTTTTTATTTTAGATATTATTTTCATTTTATGTAATTTAATAGGTTAAACTTTTGTATCGCAGTTGGGGCAATAATTTACAGCAGTTGAAACTAAATAGCCGCAATTGCATTGAAAATAATTTTCGTGCCAATTGTTTATTTCTTTGATCATTTTATATATATATATTAATATTATTATTTTGCTGGGCCGTAGCTATAGCGCCTTATTTTATTGTCATTTAATAGTTTAAAAGCTTGTTTGTATATTTTAGTTTTTTTTGGATGAGTACAAAATTTGTAATAATTTTCTTTTTTGCCGTCAAAATAAGTTAAAGTAAATTTGTATAAAAACATAGTATAAAAAAATTAAGTTAATTAAAAAGGTAGATCTGTATTTATTACAAAGCCGCTTTTATCTTTTTTGGCTTTGCCTTTTGCCTTAAGGCCTAATATAACACCTTTATTATATATCATTAATAAGTCACTTTTGTCACCGTCGATAACTTTTGCACCTTTGTAGGTTTTTGGTAGGTCACTACTAAAAACTGCGGCCACATTAATACCTAATTTAATGGCCTCATTTGTGTCCTGGTCGTTTGTTTCGGATCTACTAAAGGTTAAAAAGTAATTTGGATGATTAAGGTATTTTTTTGCTTTGCCTAATATTTTGGTGTAATCATAAAAGACCGCAAAATCTTTTAAGGTGCTAATATCTAAATTTGCATATTTATTTAATAAGTATACAAAATCAATATCAGTAGTCCCATTTAATCTAAAGGCAATTTTATAATTGCCTTTTTTAGCTTTGGTATATTCTTTCATAATTTGCAAAGCTAAAGAGACCACAAAGCCTTTTTTATCATTTAGATAAAGCTCTGTTTTGTTTTGTCTGGCTTTTTGTACGTTTGAGAAAGCCCCACGGCCAGCAGTATACAAGCAAGCAGCTGCACAGCCCTTGGAAGCTTTGGGGCAAAGGTTTATACCTTTGCTGTTTAAGTTGTAAGGGCTTAAATATAAGATAAAAGTTTTAATGCTATTTTTAGACGTTTTTGCATTTGTGGCTCCAGGGCTTAATAAATTTAATGCTTTCATTTTATTGTTTTTTAATAGTTGTTAACTCTGTATAAATGTAGCTAAAAGTAAAAATACAAATTACAAGCGTTAAAATGATATTTAATTCATTTGCCCCAAACGCTAATTTATTTAAGTATAAATTAAGCAATAAGGCTAAAGGAAGTAGTAAGGCAGTTAAAAGATTTTTCATTTTGTTTTTTGTTTAAAGATTAATACCCTACAAATATAGCAAACTTTTTTAATAAACAAGCAAAAAACTGACTTTTTTTGTTTTAATAGGCTTTTTTTTGATCGCACCTTTGTAATAATAGGAACGCACGCACGCAAATAAGCATAATATTTTAGATATGCAAGCCTAAGCCCTAATTTATATCCATTCTAAATAAGCTATTTGGAATGAGTCTAAATAAGGAAAAAGCACAAAAATATGGGTACTGTGTTTAAGGGGGTACTGTGTTTAAGAGTGCCAGAAAAAGATCTGAAGGCTACTGCGTTTAAGAGGGTACTGTGTTTAAGAGGATGGGTACTGTGTTTAAGAATTATAAAATTTTATCTCCCTTAGATAAATTATCTTCAGCCCATAGGGGCTGTAGATTTTTATAATGACATAGTAATTCTAATTCTTCTTTTGTATTAGCAGATGATATTGGAACTATATGGTCTATATGCCATTTGCCGTGATTAGACCAATTCATTCCATCGCTAAATTGAGATTGAATATGATTAAAGACTATGTCGTATTCAGCTCCAAGCATCTTTAAATTGCCAGAAGTTTTAGTCCAATAACTTTTTCTAAAAGCTAAGGAAGTTCTTACCCTTATAGCTCTTTTCATTTTGTATAATGGATCGGTCTTTTTTCTTGCCTTAGAATATTCTCTTTGATATTTGTTTACTTTGTCTTTGTTTCTTAATCTATATTCAGAAGCACTAATCCTTTTACAAATCTTACACTCCTCAGCAAGTCCATCTTTCTTGGATTTATTTTTGTGAAATTCAGTTGTTAATTTAATATTTTTACAAGAAGTGCATTTCTTCATAGAATAAATATAATATAAATATTTTTATCTTACAACATATTTACCAGAATTTTGTCCTTGAACTAAATATTGTAATCCATATCTAATGGCATCCAAATAGTGATTGAATTTATCTATAGGCTTTTCATTTCTATCTTGCCATACATAGTTGTTTAGCTCCCTCATTATTCCGTGGCTCTTTCTGTCTACTATAATCTCGTAGTCTTGCATTAGTGCTATACCACTTAGTATGCTTCCTTGCCTCTTTATAGTTGGCTTTATGTTTATGTCCATAGCCTTCAGCTCTTGGATGAGCCTCGGCTCGCTGCTATCACAAATAATTAAATCTAGTCCACACTCTTGCTTATTTAGTCTGCCTATCTCTGAGGTTGACAGACCTGCTTTACCATAGGCTTCTCTAACATAAACCTTTCTTAAATCCTTATCTACTGATAGCTTTACCAGGGTTGTTAAATCTGTTGAGAAACCAAAATCTTGCCCATAGCAGCTATGCTCTGTCTGTATGTAGTCTCCTACTCTCCAATTCTTAATGATTGTTCCTTCTGCTTTAGCTAACCATCCTCCTAGTATCTGGTGTACATACTTATCTGGTCGTTTCTGCTTCATCTCCATAATCTGATCCAAGAAGGACTTGGACAGATTATCTTTGTTGTCTCTGTAGTCAGTATGTATGTAAGTTATATCTCTTTCAACTCCGTTAAAGCCATCTGGTATGCCATTTGTCTGAAAGAACCTTTGGTATATCCAATGCTCCTTTGTAGTAGGGTTTAATATAAGTACACATCTGTTTTGTTTCTCTTGCGACCTAACAGAAAAGTCTATCTTGTCAAACACATCTTCATCCACAAGCTCTTCTGCCTCATCCAATACAAAGGTTGTAACGCCATTTAAGGACTTTAGAGCTGCCGTTTGGTTTCCAGATGATGTTCTAATACCCTTAAACATTATAGAGCTTCCTGTGGTAAGATTTATAATCTCATCCTTAGTTATTCTGAACTGGTCAGAGACACCCATTAGTTCTATCTTTTCTATAAACTCTGGGATAATAGAAGTCTGTGCTGACATCATTGTATAACGAGAGAAGAGGACTTTGTGTCCTCTCTCATATGTTAGGTTAAGTAAGAATACAGCTACTCCAAAAGACTTTCCAGAGCCTCGGTCAGCGTCCCCCTGTAATCACGAAGTATCTACTATCGCTTGAAAACAGGGGGACATATTTTTTATGAATTTTTACTTCGTTTTGATCAGTCATTAACTGCTTTTTTAATTAAAAATCTACTCACTCCAGTTTGCCTTTCAGCATCTCTAAGTGATGGATATGTAACACCATTATAAGTTACTGGGTTTCCGTGCAGTCTTTTCTTTCTTTCGAGAAATTCCTTTGTGTGTGTTTTTCCATAAAAAGGATTTAAACTTCCAGTTCTTCCATACATACCATTCTTATCTCCAGAGACAGATTTAGATATTTTTCTTCTAACTTCTTTTCTTTTTGATGGATTGTTTTTTCCAGATAGAAGCTTTGATTGGAATTCTCTTAATTCTGCATACTTATTGTGATCTCTGTATTTATTGTTTATCGTGTTATTCATCTTATGAAACGCAGCAGAAGATGGTTTATCCTTATAATACAAATACAAAAAATAATGAGCGTAATAATGTTCTTTTGCAGTGAGGAGGACTAAGTTTGAATTATCATCAGAACCACCCATCCACTTTGGTTTTATGTGATGTCTCTCGTAATAATGTCCATCACCTTTCTCTCTTCCAAGCTTTTGCTTGATTCTGCATAAATTAGAATACCATACAAGAACTCTGATGTCATTCTTCATATATATGATAACTGAAACCTAGTTAAATTGTTTTTAGTCTTTATTTAGTTCGTCTACGTCTATATCTTCTGCTTCTATGTCTATGGTCTCTTCCATTTGACTTAGCTGCTCTGGAGCAGCGTAGAAGTTTATTACTGGTGCTTGTATCTTAGCTGCACCATCATCATCCTTCTTGTCCATTGGCTTGCCATATCTATACTGAAACAATAAGTTCATATGAGCAAAAGAGTCTTGGGCCTTCTCGGCTAGGGCCTCCCAGGCCTCAGCCTCACTACCAAACACCTTCTTCATAGCTTTTAATGCATAAGTACCTATCTGGTCTTTTTTAGCTTGGTTGAGCCTTGCAGGAGTCATACTAGCTTTCTTTGCTTGCACAGTTCTTATGCCCTCTTTGTTCTTGCCATTGGTCTTTCTACCATCTGTAGGTTTTATATGAGGTGAATGTTTCTTAGGTTTTGGCATTTTTCTTATTGTAAATTAGTTCGTATGTGTCCCAGATTGCCTGGTCAATGTCTTCAGCCTTATGCAGCTGTGTTATCTCGTAATGTTTATGTGCTTGGTCTATGTGTATATTGAAGCCATCCTTAACTGGTACTGGATATATTCTGTAGTTATTTCTAAAACAATATATCTGAGCATCATAGTTACACTTAGTTAACTTGATTTTTTTCTTTTGTTTTCTCAATACACTCTAGCTGATTTAACCATAGACACCATAGCTATAAATCTTTCATAGGCCATATCTTTCTGCTGCTCAGTAAGTTCTTCTACAGCCAAATCAAACCTGCTTAGCTTTTGCTTGCATAAATTCTCATACTTTACATTTGCAATCTCAAGCTGCCTATGTGTTTCTTGCAACTTATCGTAAAGCTCTATGCACTTGCGAGTCAACTCTTCGTCAGCCTTCTCAACAACAACCTCTCTCTTATATCCTTTATATAAATCTACTGGGTATTTATCCTTAAACTGCACATACAACTGATAAACGCTTGGTTCATATATGTGTAAATTACTAAACACTTTTCTGCCGTGTATTACTGTGGCGTGATCCTTATCTAAAAGCTTTCCTATACTAGCTAGAGACTCCATTGTATATTCTCTGCATAACTCAAAGCAAACAGCTCTTACATTTACGTATTCTCTTTTCCTGGTTCTCCTTTTTAGGTCTAACCCAGTCTTTCTTTCCAATGTTTCTTTTATAAATTCTTTAGTTATCATCATCTTTCTCGAAACTTATCTGTATTAAATTTGATTTATCTGTACTATTTTTTGTCTTGTAATAGTTATGTATAAACACATAGTCAGCTATCGCTCGGCTTATGCCTTCGCAAGCTTCATATATCTCAGCCTCTTCATAAGACTTAATAGTCTCTTGCATAATCTTGACATCATCGTTTATACGTAAATCAGTCATAGCTGCTCTATAGTAGCTATAGATTAAATCTTCTATCTTTGACACTTAAGTACTTTTTATAATATTTCTTAGTCTGCTTATAAGTGTATCCCTTATATATACCTCCATTCCACATTCTGACCAGTTCCTCTTCTGTGGGGAACCTGCAATGTTTCTTGAGAAACTTTTCCTTGCCTAAGCACATATATAACATAAATACCTCCTCAGAAGCCTCCTCGTCAAACATATCCTTGTGCTTGTCC